AAGGATGTTAAATTACTAAAATCGTTAATGTTCGGCGATATAACCTCGCCTGATACCAAAGTATATGGCTTCGGAACTATTCTATAATTTACATTGGATCCGACGGGCATATTGATACCCTCGACCGTAAAAGTAATACTTTGATTTTCTAATACCTTTGTCTTATCGGAAGTTATTTTTAAATATCCCGAACTTTCTGTAGATGTATCTACAAGGACAGTAGTGCCACTAACTGTTAACGAATATGCAAATGTAGGATATATTAACATTGCAATATTTTCGTTACCTTCAGTTTTAAGATCTTCTATAGTTCTTAAAACTACATTGGCAACAGTATCATAACTTGAATTTGCACGGAAAGTTAAATTGCCTGTTAACGGTGTATTGTAAATATCTGCAGCCTGTATACCATATACTTGATATGCAACATTTGTTCCTGCGGCAACATTTACACCCCTAACAGTAAAGGTTACAAATTCACCTTCTGTTATTGAGGGTAACGAGGTTGTAATAAAAAATTCAGCTGTAGCACTTGTTGGTATAGAAGTATCTAATACTACAATAGCTATACTTTCTGTTCTGCCAGTTCCTGTTAATCTAAGTATAAAGGTTTCTGCGCCTTCTGTTTTTAAATCTTGGGCAGGCGTTAACGTAATAGAACTAGTTCCATTTCTTATAATAAAATTGCCTGTTAGAATCGTTAATTTTAAAAAATCAAATGCAGTAATACCGGTACCAGATATTGCAAAAGGTACAAGTGTGCCATCTGGCAATCCCGTATTACTTAAAGTAATAATTACGGGCGAACCTTCCGAAACTGTTCCTGTGTTGTAACTTAAAGTATATGCCATTTAAATTCCGGGATATGTAAATCTTATTGAACGAACATTTGGTACAGAGGTAACAATAACATTATGAGATGTGTTATTAACCGGACTAAGTGTGTTACCTGTATAGTTAATAGATAATTTTGTATTTTTCTTTATGTTATGAATATTATAAAATTCTATAGTAACAACTCCATTGACTATACTATAGGTTCCCTGTAAATTACCTGTAGGCAAGCCAATGTCTACTGTGGTATTAGGACCATATGCTATTCCTGAATTATCTATTTCTATGGACGTTATAGTGCCATATTGATTGACGCCCGATACCTTTGCGCTCGCAAATAACCCATCACCCGAAGGATCGTATATATTTGTTATTGGCGCACCAACCACATATCCCAATTTTCCGTCAATAACATCTATTCTAGATAAAACAGAGTATGTGGTAGCAATTAAATTCGATGTGTCAACTACATCATTTAACAATACAGATTTAGATGCTGTTATTTTTTCATTTGGATAAAAGTAATTTGTAACACTATTTGGATCTAACAATAATTCATATATTTCATAACCACCTAATATTATTTTTTGTACTTTATTTACTACAGCAGTTACCCCAGATGTACCGCCTACGATTAATGTGTTCTCAAAATCAAATATATTTTGTAGTGGATCTATTTGTTTTACTTTTAATGATTTAGGTAGATACCACTTACCTGAAGATGTTTTTAATACTATTTCATACGGATAGAAAAATTCTATGGTTTCTTTATATAAAATATTGAATAAGATTTTATAGGCATCTTCTGTACCTTTTCTACTGTAAATGTCTCTAATTTTTTTAATTAAAAACGTATTATCTGATACTGAAGATTTAGTAATATCATATGCATAATTTTCAAAGAACTTATCAATCAAAAAACTAGAAGTTTGGTCCACATCTGCATACTTAGATATATTTTGCAGTAATTCTTGAGCCTCATTTGTTTGCTCTAAAAATTCATAATATGCTTTTATAAAAGTTATAAACATACCATAGTCTGATTGAACAAATTCTGGTAATTGAGTTTCAACTAATAATGATAATTTATTTTGTATTTTAGCAAAAGGATTTTCTGCTCCGGCGCCCTCATATAGTGTATATACTAGCGGTTGCTTATTTTTACCATAACTACCAAAACTATCAGGAACATAAAACTCACCTTCTTTATAATAGAAAGTGATTACTTGATATATTCCTTTTCCACCTTTTTCTATGTCTGCTAGTATTGCTTCTTTTCTAGTTAGATATAGTGGATAAAACCAGCCTGTTAGACCACCATTAGTTTGTCCGGGTTTAGACTGGCCATATACCTTTAAGGGCCCAAATACTGGTTCTAAACTAGGAAGTGTTTCGTATGCCATGTTATTCTGTTAATATTGTGACAGTTAAACCCGATGTTCGTTTAACATCTGTATTTGTTGCGGTATCGTCTATTACTAATATCATGTCATTTGTAGTTGTTATATCTAATTCTTCAGGTTTTGCATATATTCTAATATCCGAAGAATTTTCTACATATCCCGATATGTTTAAACTATTAAAGGATACTGTGCCTGTAGAATAATTTACAGTACCAACTCCGCTAACCAAAATTTGATTTGAATAAAAATCAACTAAATTTAAACTACTTGTAGTATTTGTAGATAATGTATCTTGGATATAAACTTTATCTATAGTAACATTTCCTGTTGTTGCTGTATCATAATAAAATGCGGTAGATGCTATACTACCCGTAATTAATTTATTAGCAAATTTAATAGCATCGCTTCCTGTATACCCATTTTCAGCGTTGATTACAGGTTGAATTCTTTTTTGTAGTTTAATTGTTAAAACACTACCGATAATAGATTGATTAATTGAATCTATTAATTTGGATAATTTAGAATATATAAAATTTTTATTAAATTTTTGTAATTCTTGTTTAAAGTAATTATCTATAGTTCCTCTAGTAAGTAATTCTATCTGAGGTGCAGAATATTTAGAATTTTTTGCCGCAAATTTAACCTTTGCGTCTATATTAACATAAAGATATTTTGGATCCACAAACTCGGGTATTACCGACATTACTTTTTTGCTGGCTAAAATATTTTTAGTTATATTTGTTTTTACAGTATCACTAACAACATAACCCTCGTATGGTTTTAGCGATATAATAACTTTACCATACTTTGGAGGATCGTTATCTTCTCCGCCCCACACCGATACAGATTCAACCAACGGATAATTTGCTTCTATAATAGATTTGTAATCTGCGGCAGTTACTGCTCTATTAGTAGATGAGACAAATCTTGGAGCTTTAAATTTTATTTCATCTATTGTATCTTTAACATCTCCACCGGAAGAATTAGTAGTTGCTGTTATACTATTTCCTAATACCACTCCGCCGATAGACGCACCTAATGAAAAGTTTTGAGTAATTGTGCTGGACACATTACAAATATCACCATTACTTACTAAATACTCTATAATTACAATATTGCCTGGACTTAGTTTTTGACCCAGACTACCATCACCAAAGAATATTTCAAAATACCCGGAAGGATTTTCTTCTAAATAAAATACTTTGGATGTAGATGTTATACCATACAAATCATTTGCAAGTGTATATTGTTCTGTTATAGTATCAGTGTAAGAATTTTGAACCGTTACTCTTATTGTTGTTGTGTCTACATTTATATTAGGTATAGTATATTTTTCAGAAGGACCAGATAAATCTACTCTATAAGAATATTGTAATGGTTCGCCTTCTACAATTACTACATCTGTAAAATTATACAACCCGTCTATTGGTTTGATTGTTATAGGATCTAAGTTTACGAAAGTATAACTAGTTCCATTTATGTCTGTAGTAAATTTAGAATATCGTAGTAATGTTAAAGTCGTAGGATTATCAATTGGGTTAGGCACATTAAAAGACAATACTGCCTTGGCACTCCTAAAGGATATAGGCGTATATCCCAAATGCTTTGCTATTGAAACTGCAGATTGTCTTTTAACTGCAGAGTCTAAAAACATTTCATTTGCAACCATATTTGCCAAATATGCATTATAGTGAGTATTATATGATAATAGATCTATTAATATAGATAAGCTGGATGCGTCAAAATCATAATCTTTAAAAATAAGATTATTATCTTTATCTCTGTAATTTGTCAAGAATTGTTTTAAATTATCCTTGATAGAATCAAAATCTAATTCTGATATTCTGTAATTTGCCATTATCTTACTCTACTTATTAGTGTTGATATTGTAATAGGACTATTGGTATTTTTTAAAGTAAAAATAATATTAACTACCAAATCATTTGTATCTACGGCTTCTTCTATTTCGACAGTTATTAATCTTGCCCTCGGTTCAAATTTTTCTATAGATTCGGTTATTGTTCGCTCCATTGCAAGTTTTGTCGCTGAGGAAAAATTCTCAAATAATAAAGAATGTACTTGTGTCCCTATTTCCGGATGAAATGCTCTTTCGAAATTTTTAGTTCGTATTAAATGTTTTATCGCAGTTTTTACAGCATCCTCATCTGTTTTAAGATAAAGATCTTTGGTAAATGGATTGATCGTAAATGAAAGATCTAAATCCGCGAATTGTTTTATTTGTTTACTGGTTGCCATATTAGATATTTATTATGCTAGATTTACCAAAGATTTGGACACAGAAGCATGGTTTGCAAATGTCTGTACTGGTGGTTTGCTAGATTTAACTACTGTTCCATTAGCAGTAAGGAACGCAATGTGTATCCAGGCAGATCGCAACTTATTGTTACCTGACTCAAAAGCATATTCTAAAATTACTTGTCTATGTGGAATATTTTGCACTATCCATTGTGCAATATCTCTATAATCTTTAAATCTAGTATTTGTAAATTTTATATCTGCTGCTGCACCCAATCCATGATCGCTTGTTTCAGCATTGCTACCAGTAACGGTAGATGCCACGGGTCTAAACACACTGTTAATTTTCATATCTGGAAATTTTGCTTTAATAGGATCTAAACAATTTACGGTTAATTGTTTTAAGTTATATACTATTTGTTTTTCCGTTAATCCTCTTTGGGCAACCAATCCACCATCTTTTAGCATATCATCTAAAGTAAATATTCTGTTATCCTTATTGGATAATATAAATGATCTTGGGAAGAATGTGAATTTATTAATATCCGCATCATTTACCGTTATTAGTGGCGTGGTTGCAGAAAGTATAGCTTCGCCTTCGACTGCCTTGGGCACAATACTATTGTTTATTAATCCTTGTTGTTCCAAGCTTAATTTATATGCGTCTGTTCCCTCATCTCCAGCATCATGGTAGAATGTTGCTTTTGATATTACTTCTCTTTGTAAGACAGGAATAGGTGTTTTGTCTGGAGATTTTTTATCAGGTAAGGTATCCAACGGGCGATCTACTTGTGCAATACTAATAGCTCCAGATTGCTGTTTTACGATACCGCCCTCTATTAATGTTTCTAACCCTCCGTTTAAACTCATGGTAGATGTCCTACCAGATTCCATTAAGAAATCTCCAGAAGCCTTTTGAACAATATCCCCATCTTTAGAATAGAAATTGATTCCTTTGCCCTGCATACTAATAGGACCTTCGGATACAAGACTAAAACTCTTTGCTGCGGTTACTCTTAAATTTTCAGATATAATACTTGTCTGTCCTGCACTTTGCACTAATGTATTACCATGGCTTGTTAACGATAAGTCACCCTCAACTTGAATTTTTGCGTCATCTTTAACCAATATACTGGTTTTGCCTTCAACCGTTAAACATTGTGCGCCCTTAACATATACAAAATTATTATGATCTATAACTTCATAGTTATCACCTATTGTTTTTCTTACCATTGAACCATTTACGTCAATCTCAATATATGTTCCTGTTTTATGAAATACATGTATTCTTTCTGCACCCGGTGTACTATCTAATTCTATTAAATGCCCAGCCTCAGTTTCTGTAACTTGATTATAAGGATATCCTGCGCCATATGCAGAATCAGGTTCGTTCCACGTTTGTTTACTATTAGCTAATTGTATGTTATCAATCTTTTTATTCTTTTTTACATTAAAACTTTTATGCGTTATATCGCCTACTGCCAACTTATTAATGTCACTAGCACCGGTATAATCTGATCTCGGATATTGTTTATTGGGATCCTGAAATCCCAGTATACTGGATAATCCAGAATTATTTAAAGCAGCATTGCTTGCATTTGTATTATTTGTGCTAGGTAAATAATTGCCAGCAGGGTCTATTTTATATTCAAAATCTCTTGCGGTTCCACCTAATGCAGTATTTACAGCAATAAAATAATCTTTTGCCAATTTACCGTTTACATCTTTTTTATTCAATTTATCTGCATTAGTTACCCCCATTGCTAATGACGTAGCTAATAATCCTGCAACATCTTTTGGGTCATCTTGATCCGAAATCTTCCCCATTCGGAGTAAAGTATTATAATTAATTTTAGATGCAGCAACAACTGCAGATTCTTGTATTGCGGTATCCTCTAAAAATTTTGTTTTACTTGTTATACCATCTTTACCTGTCCAGTTTTCGGGATCAGCTGTCCAGGTAGTTGATACTATATCTTCTGGACATCTTTTAACATATCCTAGATCCACTAGAGTATTTACACTTAACTGATACTTACCTAATTCCCCTATAGAACTTTCTTTTGCATAATTTCCGCTAGATACCTTATCAGAAAATGTACTAAGAAATGTATCCAAATCTGCTTGTGTTAAAGGACCTAAGTTAGGTTTAGTATTCTTTTCAGTTTTTAATACATAGTTATTGTCTTGATCAACTACCGGCGAACCATCGGAACTTTTTACAACATTGTTTATAGATTTATCTTGTGTTTGTTTTGCTAATGATGTGGTTGTTGGTGAGGGTTTTCCTGCAAGTGTTCCTATAATTAATGGTCGTTGCGCCTCGTCTCCATCCATAAACCATCCAACTACCCAGGTTCCGGGAACTATACCGACTGGCGCAGACCCCACCCCCGATGTTGCCGCAGATGTAATAGATTGCATAGGCAAAGCCCACGGTAAATCTGAGGTTGGCAATGCTGCAGTATCGTTTGTATGATAACCGAAAACTCTTACTCGGCATCTACCTAATTTTTCGGGATCGTCTCTATCCTCAACAACTCCCGTCCACCAAACAAGTTCATTACTTCCAAATATCATTGTGTAACCTCGGTATACATTGCTCTGGAAAAAGAATCTTTGATAACATCCATAGTAATATAATGCGTCTTTGGGTTTATTTTATGGGATAAATTTGTTATTAAATAATGACCAGTATATGCAGTATCTTGCTTAGAAGTTGTTTTATCTTGAGATGTTAGTGCACCTGGTTCTCCCTTAGGAAATATTATTTTTACAGTACTACCTACCTCTACATCAGTTCTTCCAGGAATAACAACTTCCATTTTAAAATTACTCAATTCGAGTAAATTAGATCTTCGGTTACCAAAAACAGATTTTGGTATTTGATCAAAGTTATTATCTATCTTAGTAAATAATTTGGGAGTACTGTAATTAATTCTTCCATATACAAATGGATTTCTTAATATTTTTTTATCGAACATGGGATAAGAGTCACTACTGTTTAAATGTGCATATTTGTCAAATTCTGTAGGATGATCATATGTTTTTATCTCGTAT